CCCCTGCTTGTAACGTCAACCCACTCGCCTTATCCGCTTGACACCGCCCGCGTAAAACGACCCCATGGATCCCAACGCCACATGATAACCCGCCGCCGAAACATCGATCGATGGCCGCTGGCAAATGACCACAGTCTCACAAGNCTCCGAATACCTCTCGCGCCGGATCGAGCAAGGATTCAGCGACTATCAAATCAAGATATGCACCTCGGAATTGAATCTCTACGCCATAGAGGTAGCGAGCGAGGTTTGTAACGTCAAATGACACAAGAAGGCGATAAAACATGACAACTGCGCTACAGCTTGTAACCGCATCCTTGCGCAAACTCGGAGCAGTCGCGGCCGGAGAGGCGCCAGACGCGAGCGAGCAGTCGGATGCGCTGGCCGCTTTGAATCAGCTTATCGAAAGCTGGAATCTCAAAGGGTTGGCGCTGTACCGGCGCGAGAATGCCTCCTACACGCTCACTCCGAGCCAGCAGGTATATACCATCGGCAGCGGCGCAGACTTCGACGGCGCGCGCCCGGTTACGCTGCATGGGGCTTTTGTGACGCGCGGCGGGATCGACCATCCCCTTGATCCGCTGACGCAAGCGCAATGGAACGACATTCTGCAGAAATCGACGAAATCACATATCCCGGAATCCATCTATTACGAGCCGACCTTTCCTGATGGCACGCTTCGATTCTGGCCGGTGCCGCTTGAAGCTCTGACGGTTACACTCGCTATCGACATGCAGATTTCTGCAATTGCAGCCATCGGAGACACCATATCCCTGCCGCCAGGATACGAGCGAGCGTTGATCTACGCGCTGGCTGTCGATATTGCGCCGGAATACCCTGCTGTGACGCTGAGTCAGACCGTGATCGACGCCGCAGATGATGCGCTGGCAGACATCANGCGGGCGAACAACACACAGAACCATCCTGCGAGGTTCGACATTGCGCTGTCCGGCGGATTGGGAATCGGCCAAGGAAGCGGGTCGTTAGCGCGCTTCATGGCTGGAATCTGACCAATGAGAATCCCACTCGCTGCCGACATCGAAAGCCGCGACGGCACGATGTCGGCAGGGGCGTTGCTCGTCAATGCAGCAGCGCAGATTGAGGGCGAGGCAGAAACGACAGTATTCAAGCGGGCTGGAGTCGTTTCGCGCGGGTCGGTAACGGCTGGCACTGCGCAGTGCTTCACAGGACTGGCCGGGAAGGCCGTTGCGGTCGTTGGCGATCACGCCTTCACGCTGACCGTTGGTGAGCCGATAATCGAGGATGCAGACGACGNCCTGTCGCCGATATTTGCCGGACTGCAAGTGTCCGCGCGCGAGGCGGGCCAGGCAAGCAACGCGCGATCGCTGATGATCAAGACCGGCCGCGAAGCGTGGATACTGACGCCGTGAGACTGCCGCTCGCCACTGACCTGAAAACCTCGATCAGCGATACGACGAAAGACGCGCGCCTGATCAATGCACACACGGAAACGCGCGGAGGAGTCACGAGAGTCAAGAAACGGCCCGGAGCGCTTGCTACCGGGTGGGATTTCACGACGCCCATACAGAGCGGGTTCGGCGGATCGCTGCTTTATCTGATCTACGGCGACGAATTCAGCGTGATTGACGTCAGCAGCCCTCCTCCTGCGTCCGTGGCGATAGGCGATCTTGTCGGCGGCTATTACGCGATGATCGACAACCCGCCAACGTCGCCTGGTGGTGGCGACGCGTATTGGAGCGCATCGCCCCCTGGAAGTGCCAGGTATGTGGCGACGTTCAAGCCCGGCTATGGAATGGGCGACATCTATGGCGGCGCGAATATGTACCTGCCGCCAAGTTCTCCTGGACCATGGTCGGGCGAGCTGCGCGGGGCTGTCGCGGCGAGTACCGCAGCAACCGTCAAAAGTTTTGACGAAACGATTACCGCGCTTGGTGGAGTTATCTGCTGGGGATCTTCTGGAGGAATACCGCCGAACGGGTCCGGGCCAACGGCGCGATATCTTCCGACGGGAATGTATGAATCTGGCGGGTTCATCTTGGCTGCAGACAGTCGAGTGTCGAACGCAACTGTCAACTGGACGGCTGGCTATGTCCCTTCAGCAATCCCAGCTGTCGGCTCTCCGCTCGGCTATGATATTTTCTCTGGGCCGGCAGCGATCTTAACAAGGAAAACGAAGACGTCGGCAACGATTACCTCTTCTGGAACGGTCGCAACCATTGGCGTTGGGGTTTTGAGCCCGGCAGCGATCAGCAGGCGAATCGAGGTTTCTGGCGCAAACGAGCCAGAATACAACGGGGTTTTCGACGCCTACCTGAACGCTAACCCTCTGGCCAGCTCGGCCACTGGCGCGCTCTATTACGACATGACCGGAACGCCAGCGGCAAGCCCTGCGACTGGATCGGTCACGGTCAAATACTTCTGAGCAGACAACGATGCCAGTCCTCGCCGTGACCGTTGCTGGACAGCCATTCGACATGATGGGGTATGTCGCCGAGCAGTCAGTTTTCGGCCTGTTCTTCAAATCTGCATACGATGCATTCAATTTCGAGAATAACGTGCTGACAAAAATCACCGACGCAGATTATCCCGGATGGAGCACGGTCACGCCGACAAGCATAACGCGAACTGGGTCGACTGCGACGGTCACGCTGCCTGCGCCAGTCAACTGGCAATCTGGATCGACCGTGACAATCGCTGGCGCTGCACAAGCTGAATACAACGGCAGCGTTCTGATTACCGTCACTGATGCGACGCACTTCACTTACGCAGTCACCGGGACTCCGACGACGCCGGCAACGGGCACGATAACCGCGAAGGGCGGGCGAACTACGGTGCCAGGGGTCGCCTATCTGGACGGGTATTTCTTCGTCATGGACCAGAATGCCGTTATCTACAACAGCGGGCTGAATGACCCGACAGCCTGGGGCGCGCTGGACTTCATAACTGCGGCTATCGAGCCTGGCGGCGGAGTTGCGCTGGCCAAGACGCAGAACTACATCGTCGCGTTCAAGGAATGGAGCACAGAATTTTTCTACGACGTCGGCAATCCAACGGGGTCCCCGCTGTCGCCTGTGCTGTCCGCATTTACGCTTGTTGGCTGCGCTTCCGGCGAGTCGGTCGCGGAGCTTGATGAGACGGTCTATTGGATCTCGAAGGCGCGGCAGAAGGGGCGGGCGGTCCACAAAATGGTCGGCCTGCAACAGCAGCTTGTCAGCACGCCGGACATTGACCGCATCCTGGCAACGTCGGACCTATCGAGCGTCTACGCCTATGGCGTCAAGCTGTCCGGGCATTCGTTCTACATCTTGGGCCTGCGCGACATTGACGTGACGCTGGCCTATGACGCGACGGCTGGAACCTGGGCGCAATGGTCGAGCTTGACGGCGCAAACGCCGAAGTCATGCACGCTCACGCAGTCGGGCGGCGTGGCGACCGCGGCATGCACGGCGCACGGCTACGCAGACGGGGCGGCGGTCACGATCGCGGGGGCAACGCCAAGCGACTACAACGGCCTGAAACAGATTCGCGTCACATCCGCCGACGCCTTCATATTCAGCGTCGCCAGCGGCGCCGCAAGCCCGGCGACGGGCACGATTACGGCGACCGGGTACGACGAGGGCTACTTCCGGTACACGCACTATGTGTCTGCGGCCGGCCGCGACCTTGTTCTGCACGAAACGACCGGAGCGCTTGTCGAAATCACTCCGGCCGCCTACACCGACGACGGCGCCCCGATCGCGCTGAAGCTCCGCACAGGCAAGCTCGACAGCGGCAACGAGAACTACAAGAGCATTGGTCAGATTCGCGTCATCGGCGAGAAGCAGGGCGGCGAGGCGATGCTGCGATGGTCGGACGACGACTACACGACGAACTCGGCCTGCCGTCCTGTTGNTCTGTCGTCGGTGCAGGCGCGCATTCGGCGGTGCGGGGCGTATCGGCGCAGAAGTTTTGAAGTGCTGCACATCGCCGCATTGCCGGTGCAGCTTGAAGCGCTCGAATTGGACTGAGAGGAAAAAATGCAATCAGCGATGGATTTTCACGGGCTCGGGGCGAAATACCCTGGCAGCGGCGGCGGGCTCGACGAAGCGGCGCAGGCGGCCGGCTATCGGGCGCTCGGCAATGGCAACTACATCAACCAATCGCGATGGTGGGAAGCGCCGATAAGCGGCCAGGACCTGCAAGGCAAGCTGTCGTCTCAGGCGCTCGCAAAGCAGCAATCGAACCCGTCAAATCTGATCGGCAGCACCGATTACTTGGCGCAGATTCAGCAGTACCTGAACCCGCAGGCATCGTCGGCAGCGGGTGGCGCAGCAAGCGGCACGCAAACGTCAAACCCGTACGAACAGCGACTGCAGCAGCTAGTCAATGACCCGAACTCGATCAGCGACAGCAATGCGTACAAGTTCCGCTTCAACCAGGGCCAGCAGGCGCTGGAGCGCGGCGCGGCAGCCAAGGGCATGCTTGGCAGCGGAAACACGCTGGCGGCGCTCGCGCAGTACGGGCAGGGGCTGGCATCGGACGAATACGGGAACGAGGTCAGCCGCCTGGGCGCGCTATCCGGGCAGCGCGACCAGTACAACCTTGGGTTGAAGGGGCTTGCAAACAGCGAATATGGGCTGCGCGCAGGAACAGACCAAAACCGAGGATCGCTCGCGCTTTCGGCGCTGACGACGGCGAATGACCAGAGACTGAAGGCGAACCAATTGGCTTCCAGCACGGCGACGTCAACCGGGCTCGTTCGCCCGAATATCTGGTAAGGGGCGGCCATGTACGACCAAGGTTCCATGGACAGAATCGGCCGACTGATGAGCTTGCGCGACCTCGTGACGGCCGGCCAGATGGCGCCCGACGCCGCTCCTTTGCCAATGAATACGCTGCGCAACAACACGACTGGCGCAGAGTATCAGTTCGAGTCCTCTCCGCAGGGCGGCGCGGGCCGGCAAAGCCCGCAGCTCGACTACTCGCAGCCGATCGAGATTTTCGGCCAAGGAAAGGGCTACGCGATCAAGGGCCAGCCGTTGTCGGCGATGATCAACGGTCGGCGCGTTGATTACGGAGTAGATGACGCAGCCAGCAAGCTCGCGACGCAGCGCGCGCAAGACCTGGCCATCAAGCGCGCCGAGCAGCAGCAGGGGCTTGACTCTGGCGCGCTGGACATCGACAAAAAGCGGGTGGAGCTCGCCGCGCTGCAATCGACTGGCGGAGCAAAGCCGCTTACCGAATCGCAAGGTAAGGCGGCGGGGTTCGGGGTTCGGGCGAACGACTCCGACGCAATCATTCGCGAGATCGGCGGCAATGGGGAAGTTCAACCAGGNTTGATCAAAAGGTCGGCAGAGGCGGTGCCGTTCATGGGCGACGCTCTCGGGACGCTGGCCAACTGGACGCAAAGCGAACCGCAGCAGAAGGTGGAGCAGGCGCAGAGGAACTTTATCAATGCCGTTCTTCGTCGAGAGTCTGGCGCGNTGATTTCTCCCGAGGAGTTCGACAACGCGAGAAAGCAGTATTTCCCGCAGCCAGGAGACGAACAAGGGACAATTGCTCAGAAGCAGAGCAACCGGCAGGCTGTAATTGCTGCGCTGAAGACAGAAGGCGCGCACGGCTACGAACAGGCGCGCGCAGAATTCGAGGCGCGCAAGGCGGCCATTTCCGGCGACAGGAAAGCCACGGCCGGCGCTGGCGGAAACACAGTAGCTCTGCCTGATGGCCAAGTGCTGACATTCCCGAGCGCAGCGCACGCGGACGGATTTCGGAAGGCAGCCGGTCTATGAGCGGATACGGAGAAGTGGCCAAGCAGTTCGGAGGGCAACCGGCCGCGCCTACCGCGGCGCCGTCGCCAGACTACAGCGGACTGGCGGCAAAGTTCGGCGGCAAGGTTGACACGGCAAAGCAAGCGGCTACCGACGCCTACCAGGGCGCGGCCAATTGGTTCGCCGAGACGTTCGGCCCGAGCGGCAACCTCCGCGGATCGGCGATCGGCGGCGTGATGCAGGGCATGGCTGACCCGGTTGTTGGAGCGGTGCAGTTCGCTGCAAATCTGCCAGTCATCCGGTCGCTGGCCGGCGATAGCGTGAATTCTGGAATCAAAGCCAAAGAGGCAGAGTACGAAGCTGCTCGGGCCAGCGCTGGCCGCGACGGGTTCGACGCTGCGCGCTTCGCCGGAAACCTCGCGGCGCCGAGTAATGTTGCGCTCGCTTCGCGCATCCCGGCCGCTGCGGGATTCATTGGTCGGGCCGGAACAGGCGCAGCGGCCGGCGCAGTCGGCTCGGCAATGACACCCGAAACCGACACGGAAAACTATTGGAGCAAGACGGCCGGGAAAGCTGCCGTTGGCGGCGCCGCTGGGGCTGTGCTGGCGCCCGTTGCCGGCGCAGTAGGGGATAGGATCGGGCGCATGTTTCAAGGCTCTGGCGCCCCTCCTGCGGGCGGCCTTCCGCCGATTGCCGGAGCGCCAGGCACGCACGCTGCAGACGAGGCCATCGCGCGCGCAGCGGCGGAGGCCGGACAGTCGATTGACGACATCCCGCAATCGGTCTTGTACCAGCTCCGCGCGCAGGCGCAGCACGCGCTGTCGCAGAATCAGGTGCTCGACACGGCCGCGGCGCTGCGCAAGGCGGACTTTGAAGCGCTCGGGCAGCAACCTCTGCTCGGGCAGATCACCCGGGATCCGATGCAGTTCGCCCGCGAGAAGAATCTGCGCGGCATTGCCGGTGCTGGCGAGCCGATCGCCGCGCGCTTGGCAGGGCAGACAAGGGGGNTTCGTGACAGGCTTGGCGCATTTTCGAGCGGGGCAAGAGAGATATTTGACGCCGGACAGCAGATATCTGGCGACCTTTCCAATATCGACAGGGCCATGCAGCGTGCCGTATCTGCTGAATATGGCGTATCACGTGCCAGCGCCGGGAAGTCGCTAAATCTGCCTCTTCAGGGGTTATCGCAGGATTACGCTGATGTCCTATCAAGGTTTGGTGACAAAGTGCCGACCGGGGTGCGTAATAGCTTCGAGGCCCTTGGCCTGAACAATGGAACGCAACGCCGCATTTTCGACTTTGAAGAGGCTGACAAGCTGCGCAAGGTGTTGAGCGACAACGCGGGGCATGACCCGGCCACAAATCGCGCGCTGTCTGAATTGCGCGGCGCTCTGAATCGGGCGCAGNCCGATGTCGACGTTACCGGCGGCCCGTTCGCGCCAGCGGTGAAAATGGCGGCTGAGCGATTCAAGCTACTAGATGCTATTCCTGCAATTAAGGCCGCCGCAGACGGAAGCGTTCCTCCTGACAAGTTCGTCAATCGCTTCATCATCAACGGCAACGTTCTTGAACTACGAGGGTTGGCAAAGCTTCTCAAACAGCATGCGCCAGGCTCCTACCAGCAGGCGCGCGCGCAAATCGGCGAAGAGTTGCGCAGAGCATCGACTGGCGAGAACATTACCGGTGATAAAATCTTCTCACCAGAGAGATTCAATAAACGGCTGCGGCAGATCGGCACAGCGAAACTTGAGCCCTTTTTCTCGCCAGCAGAGATTGCCGAAATGCGCACCATTGGCCGCGTTGGCGCGTACATGGAAACGCCCCCGTCAGGGTCGGCCGTGAACAACAGCAGCTCTGCCTCCGGGGTTGCGAACTGGGCTCTTGAGATGTCGCCGAAGATCGTTCAAAAAGCGGTAGGGGCGGCCAGGTGGGCGTCAAAGCAGGCAGAGAATGGCGCCAACTTGTCGGCAGCCATGCGCGCCGACGTGCCGAGAACCGCCGGCGGAACGCCAGCCAGGTCGCGGCGCCTGAACGAACTGTTGCTGCTCGGTAGCGCAGCGACAGGGGCCGCCGCAGGGCGCTAGATTCCGGCCTTTTTCCTGCGGCGCTCCTCGCGCTTCTGCTTTTGATACCAGAGCGCGTCGTCGTTGAGCGAGTTCCCGGTCAAGATGCGATACAGAGCGTGCACCACGACACCAAGAACGAAGACGATCGCCAGACGAATGAAAACATGCTCCCAGTTCATGTGCTTGCCTACGAGGTAGAAAAGTGACGGTCATTGTATCCCCGCCAGTGCCGAAATCAGATCAGAGGTTTGACGACTGGATGTTCATCTTTTGGAAACGATCGTTCGAGGCGATCGCCGCGGGCGGAGGCGGAGGGGGCGGGGTGCCAGAATATGCGGACAACGCGGCCGCTATTTCTGGCGGGTTAGCGGTTGGCCACATTTACCGCACTGGCGGCGACTTGAAGATCGTCATCTGATGACAAGCGAACAGGAGGAAATGCACCGCATGTTGACGGTGCGCGTAAATGCTCTTTCTGACGACGTCGACAGGTTTCGGGCAGAGCTTTGCAAGGTCGCCGACCGCGCAGAGCAGGCAGACAGAAAGCTGGCCGACGAAATGGCTGACGCTCTTGTCAAAGTTCACGACAAGCTCGACCAGACCATAGCGCAGCAGGCGGCCAGGCACGCAGATCAGGCAATCCAGATGTCACGGCTGCAGTCGTCTATTGACAAGCTCGACATGGACTTGAAGGAACCTATGGAGGCGTGGAAAACGGCCAAGTACGGGTCGAAGGCGGCTGCGTTTCTGGCGTCAATTGCGAGGGCGATAGGACCAATACTGATTGCCGCGATTGTCGGCATTGGCGCGCTGCAGACGAAAATGCTTGTCGACATCAAGACAGAAATCCAGCCGAATCAGGGCGGCCAGACAAAGGCGATTGGAGAATGAGAATGAAGGCGCTATTTGTTGGGATGCTGCTCGGGCTANTTCTGTCGCTCGCCACAATGATAGCATTCGCCGCAGACGCGCCCGCAGGATTGAATGCTGGCGCCTGGGCGGCTTCGCAAGCGGCGGCGGCATCATCGGCAGGGGCTGCCGTGAAAACGGCGCAGACGGCCGCGCAGCAAGTCGCGGTGACGGTGAATCAGCCGGCGCCCGCGGCATCTGGTGGCGGCGGCAAGACGACAACGCTGCGCACAGTGCCAGACGCCTACGCGCCGACGATGAACGCCACTGCGCCATGTAGGATTTCGGTATCGGCCGGCGTGGCGGTCATCGGCATCGGGGTGTCGGGTGGCGGGAGCGTCGAAGACGACCCGTGCAACCTCCGCGAGACTGCGCGCCTACTCGACGGTATCGGGCAGCGGGAAGCGGCTGCGCGGGTCATGTGCAACGATCGGCGGGCGGCTGAGGCTCTTGGCGAAAGTATCTGTCCGTCGATCGGCGACCGGGAGCGCTCGACCTCTCCACTTCAAAGCCAAGCCACAACAGGCCGTGGCCAGCCAATCTGCGATCAGGCGGCCCGGTTCGACGATCCGGTGTTGGCGGCTCGGAATGGCTGCCGGTAGTCGCTGCCTCATACTGATCGCCGGTTATTTCGTAGTACCTTGGGCTTGGCGACGTTTCCATCGCGCACAATCTGCCTGTTTCGCCGTGCTGCCAATATCTCATCACGAAATCACTTTCTCTAGCATTTTCTGCGCCTTGCTTGGCTTCGTCCACCAGTGATGGTGAGTCGGTCGCCATCCTCGTAACCATAGGGCGATCCGCGCAACCTGGCTGTCGGGGGTCTGCGCAAAGGCGCGTNCGTACCGCCCGATCCTGATATGCCACACATTCATTACGGCTAGACTTCGCCGCCCGCATTTCGTCATCATCGACGCTCTCCACAACGTGCTGCGCGAAGTCCGCGAGCAAATCCAGCCGGCGCCGCATGCTCTTGCTCTCATCTCCACCAGGAGGGGCGATCATCAGTAGATCGCCAAGCGTCGACTTGTGCGCCAGTGCGCGGACTGTCTCTAGCCATTCTTTGTTCATCCCGTCACCACTCTGCCTTGGCGCATCTCGTCGCCGATAATTTCCTCGGCATCTGCCCGAGCCTCTGCGATCCTTTCACATTGACAATTCGGCAGTCCGGTAGCTGCTTGGATGTCGTGGTCGTGCGTGCGGTCCATCACTGCCGACAGCGCCCTTGCCATACGAAGGCAGCGCGCTTTCCACAGGTCCTTCTCGTTCGCGAATTGACTCATCGTTTCCATTTCGTCATTCCTCGCATCTGCGCTGCCACTGAGCGCGTGACCGGCGGTTAAATTCGGCAATGATCTGCTCTGCCAGTTCATGAGGCACAAGGTCTTTTATCACCCTGGCGGCAAGGATCGAGTCGCCGAAACCTCTGGCAGCCTCGAAAATTGTTGCCGCCATCTTTGGCGGGTTCCGGCGCTCGTGGCAATGGCCGTGAGCGTGCCCGCCGTCACCGTCCGAGACGAACAGCTTCTGATCGTCTATCGGCTTCCCGCAAATGCTGCAATCGTTCATTTCATCACCTTTGCAATTTGCTGTTATGGTTCTTCGCCACTACTCGTCGAACAAATAGGCAAGCTCTCTGCCAATCTCGGCGTCTTCGTTTGCCCTAATACGCCATTCAGCCACCATGTCTTCATCCTTTCTGTTGTTGTCCTCGGTAATCTCGCAATACTCTATTCTGTCTGCAACAAGCTGCGCAATACTATCTGCTGCCGACGATATGGCGGCGTCCCATACCTTTCTTCCGTATGTGACATGATCGCAGGCAGCAACGCCAGTTGTCTGCGTTACTATCCACTTGTCGAACGACATATTCTGAGCGCGGCTTTTTCCGTGGATCACCTGCAATCCTTTCGTCATCAAATCGTTTCAGTAACTTTACTGAAAGGTTTCAGTAACCTAGCCGCCCCTTGCTCTGATTTCTACTGCTAGCGCACGAGTCTCATAAAACATCGGAGAGCCTTTGTAAAAAGACCCGTTGGATGTTTTAATCGCTGGCTTCCAATCCATTGTGGTCGGTACGCCATCAACAATCTTCGCGCACGCCTCAGCAACCAGCTTCGCGAACCGACGCAGATTGTCGTCAGCCCCTGTTACGTTGACCCACTTGCTGCCGTTGTTCAGGCTGAATCCAGCCTTTTTTGCCATTGCTTCGATGTTCATTTGTCTGCCCCCGTTTTCCTTCGTCGTTGCGCTGTCGCCCGATTGTTCCTGTTCGCCGTAACACTTATCGGCTCGCCGTCTGTGCTGACAAAAAGCATGTCGTGAACCAGCCCGCAGTCGCAGCAAGAAATCCTGTGAGTCTCGCCGCTGGCTACGCTGAATGGCTCTCCGTCGTAGCGCTGAACGTAGCGCCTTGTTTTCACTTTCCGCGCTCCCTGATGCTGTTCATTGCATCCCGTAGCGCTTGGTTGTAGGCCCTGTCGCCGTCGTTGTCGCAATCGTCGTGCACATCCTCGCCTACGTGCTCGCGCTCGCAAGCGTCGGCGCACGCCTCGCGCTCGATCCTTGTTGCTGCGTCCCATCCGGCACGCATCATTTCTATATCGTATGCGCCGCCGTTTGGCCCGTGTTTCTGTTGCCATTCTTCAAAAGTCATTTCGCCCCCTAACCCTTTCTTTGCTCGTTGGTTTCAGTCGGTTGGTGGAAGGTTTCAGTAACCATCTGCGTCAGCCTCTTCGCGGATCAATAGTAACCGCCAGCTTTTGATCGTAAAGGCAGCGGCTCGTTTTTCTGCTTCTCTTGTGCAAGTAGACCCAATGCAATACTTAGGTCAGCACGATTTCGCGCAATGCACTCGGCTGGCGTCTCGCCATCTTTCAGGTATGGCTGGCAGTCTTCCAGCGCCTTGTAGAGACGGCGGCGCATCTCAAAGCTTCCTTCGTTCCTTTTGGTGCGCTGAGCGACCAAAGCCCTTGCATACTCGTTCCAGAACTTCACAGCATCGGCAGCTCTGTGGCGGTGGAATTCATCGGGCGGCATGTAGAGCAAACACCCTTCGTTCACGAACCCTTCCTGTGGGCCGAATTTCTCGCCGTTGGTGCACATCATCAGTTTGCTGATCGGTCCGTTCTCGAAGTCGTCGCTGAACAGCCAAAGCTCGGCATCTGACCCGCAGACCGGGCACGGCTCGATTGCGCACTTCGGAATTTCGCCCTTCTTGTACTCTCCATGTTCTGTTCTCATTTCGTTCCTAACCCTTTCTCTGCTCGTTGGTTTCAGTTGATTGGTGGGAGGTTTCAGTAACTACCCTGCGATTCCACGAGTTGCGCACGAGCTGATGGTCGCTAAGTTCGTCGCTTTCCGTTGAGAGATCGACGCTCGGACCACCTGTTGAGCACCGCTCACACTCAATCCAGCAAAGTTCGTGCGCGAATCCGTCTCCGTCGTATTCCGGGTCCGACGTATGCTCATAAAGCATTTCAGACTCCCCGCAGAACGGGCAAGGTAGCAGGGTGCTGCTTGTAATGCGTTCGCTCATTTCGTCGGCCTCACCTTCTCTCCAATCCGGCGATAAACTGCTTTCGTCATCTGCTCTTTGCTGTGCCCGAGCAGCCGTTGTGCGTCTTCCAGCTTCATTTCTGATGCCGCCTTCGGTCGAGCGTCACGGAACTGGAACTTGCGAATCTTGACGGCCAATTCCATGTCTCCGCGGTGCTCTGCCTGCTCTGCGGCCTCCTTCCCGTCTCTCATGTTCCACCGAGCGATAGCCTGCGCCTTATCACGCCCAACACGCTCGATCATGCGCGACGGGCCAGGAATCTCCGCGCACCAGTGGCGCACGCTCCACGATGTCGGCTCGCCGTACTTCATCCCGGTCCATGTCCTGCCGTTTGGCATAATCTCCGTTGTGCCTGCGCCGCAAAACGGGCAGGGAAGCANGCTTGTATTCATCATTAACCCACTTCCTTCAGCGCCGCATCAGCAATCGCCCGGGCACGGTCGATGTTCGGCTCGTCAGCGGCAATGCGCAGCGCGGTTTCGAGTCTTTCGCACCGCCTATGACTTGCTACCAGAAATCCGCGCAAGCTGGCCAG